TTCTCCTTTCTGCCTGACCGGTTTATTGGCTTATGTGGGCTCCTTCAAACGCTGCCCTAACCTTTGCAATACCTACCAAAATGCAGCAGCAATCGTCATCAATCTTAGCGAGAGGAGGCGGTAAGGATGGCAAAAGCTGTGGGAAAGAGACGCGCGGCTTTGACACCAGAGGCCAGAGAGAACCAGTTGATCGCGCTGGCTGTTGACCTTGCCGAAAAACAGCTCATCGAAGGGACAGCTTCCTCTCAAGTTATCTCACATTTTCTCAAGCTCGGGTCGATGAGGGCTCAGATTGAAAAAGAACTGTTGGAAAAGCAGAGAGATTTGGCGGCGGCGAAGGCCGAGTCTATCAAGTCTGGAGCCCGCATGGAGGAGCTGTACCTCAATGCTGTCAACGCTATGAAAAGCTACAGCGGACAAGAGGAGGACCCGGATGGAGAAGATTAGATGCTACTCCGAGATGGTTCTGCTCCCTACGTTTGAGGAGCGTTTTCAATATTTGCGCCTCGATGGAGTTGTCGGTCAGGAAACCTTTGGGTTCGACCGCTACATGAACCAATATTTCTACCGTTCTAAAGAATGGCGGAGAGTACGGGACATTGTCATAGCTCGAGATGCTGGATGCGATTTGGGCATCGCCGGACATGAGATATTTGATCGAGTTCTAATCCATCATATGAACCCAATCAGGCCTGAGGATATTCGAGACAGAAGTGACATTCTGCTCAATCCAGAGTATCTTATCACCACCGTTCACGAGACCCATCAGGCAATCCATTATGGTGACGAAAGTCTTTTGATTACAGCCCCTATCCCAAGAGAAAGAAACGATACCTGTCCCTGGAAACACTAAATAAAGGAGGAAGACAAGCCATGCAAAATAACCCTCAGAACAAAACGCCCCGCCCCGATGTAAAGGAGCCCTCGGTAAAGCCAACCGCTGCGGAGAAGCCGTTCATCGGCGTCGTGACCGACTGCCTGCGGCTCAACGTGCGCAAGGAACCTGATGCGGATGCCCCGGTTGTGGCCATTGTCGATGCTCTGACCCAGGTAACCGTTGACGTGGATGCCTCCACCGAGCTTTTCTGCAAAGTTCACACCCCCGCCGGCGTCGAGGGGTTCTGTATGAAGAAGTACATCCAGCTCCGGCGTTAGGAGGGAGCCATGGACCAAACTGAAAGCATCCTGGTGTCTATCAAGAAGCTGTTGGGTCCAGGTGCAGAAGATAAGCATTTTGACCCCGATCTCATCATGCATATCAATTCTGCGCTTTCAATCCTGACGCAGTTGGGTGTTGGACCGTCCAGGGGTTTCTCCATCACCGGTGACGGCGAGACGTGGTCCGACTTCATTGGAAAAGGTTCCAACCGCTTTTCCCTTGCAAAATCCTATATGCATCTCAAGGTTAAACTGCTATTCGACCCGCCCCTCAGCTCTGCGGCCATTGAGTCGATCAATCGGCAAATCGGAGAGTTTGAGTGGCGGCTTTCTGTTGCGGCGAGTCCTGGGAATGACAACAGCGGAGAGGAGGAAACTCAAAATGGATGAACTCCAGCACCATGGCATCAAAGGGCAGAAATGGGGTGTTCGACGATTTCAGACTGCTGACGGCAAGTTGACACCTGCCGGAAAGCAACGGGCCTCTGAAACCAAGAAACGTACCGATGCCAAAAATCGTGGGACCCTTACCAATGCTCAGTTGAAGCAAAAAATCGAGAGACTTCAACTGGAGAAGCAACTCAGGGAACTCACAAATTCAGAGGTAAACTCTGGACGTGTCTATACCCAGAAAATCCTTAAGGATGTCGGGAGCAAGGTGCTGACAACCGCTGCCAGCGGGGCCCTGTTGTATGCCGGAAAAGCGGCCATCACGAAGTCGTTCAGCCCGCAGGAGCTTGCGAACGCCATCTTTAATGGTGGCCCGAAGAAAAAGTAGGTGAGTTGATGGCCCTGTCGAACACCGCTGTCCCAAAATACTACGGTCGGTTCCGAGAGGCGGTGATACGAGGCGAAATTCCAGTTTGCAAAGAAGTCTCTATGGAGATGAACCGGATCGACGACCTGATTGCTAACCCCGGAATCTACTACGATGATAAGGCGGTTGAGGGTTGGATCAAATACTGTGAGTCAGAACTGACGTTGACGGACGGGTCTGATCTTTGCCTGTTGGACAGCTTCAAACTTTGGGGAGAGCAAGTGTTCGGCTGGTATTACTTCGTCGAACGATCCGTTTATGAGCCGAATGCAAATGGGCATGGCGGGCATTATGTCACAAAAACAATCAAAAAACGGCTTATTAACAAGCAGTATTTGATTGTTGGACGTGGCGCCGCAAAATCTCTCTATGACTCTTGCGTCCAATCGTACTTCCAAAACATCGACACTTCCACAACCGACCAAATTGTTACTGCCCCTACTGTACGTCAGTCCGAAGAGGTCCTGACACCGATTAAGACCGCCATAACAAGAGCCCGCGGCCCATTGTTCCAGTTTCTTACCGAGGGGTCACTCCAAAACACCACCGGTTCAAAGGCCAATCGTGTCAAACTTGCTTCTACCAAAAAGGGGATCGAGAACTTTATCACAGGGTCTATTATACGGATTATTCCCATGTCCATCGATAAGCTCCAAAGTCTTCGCTGTAAAATTGCGACTGTCGATGAGTGGCTTTCCGGGGACATTCGCGAAGACCCTATCGGCGCAATAGAGCAAGGGGCTTCCAAAAATGACGATTGGCTGATTACTGCTACGAGCTCTGAGGGCACTGTCCGAAATGGAGCAGGCGACACCATCAAAATGGAGCTTATGGACATTCTCAAGGGTGATTACATTAACCCCCATGTTTCCATTTGGTGGTATAAACTTGACTCTGTGGATGAAGTGGCCTACCCAGAGATGTGGATGAAAGCCAATCCCAACATTGGCAAGACGGTTACCTACGAAACCTATCAGTTAGATGTCGATAGAGCCGAAAAGGCTCCAGCCGCTCGCAATGATATTCTGGCAAAGCGGTTTGGTCTTCCGATGGAAGGCTATACCTATTACTTCACGTATGAAGAAACCCTCTGTCATCCTCATCGGAGCTTTTGGCAACTGCCCTGTGCTCTTGGTGGAGACCTTTCTCAGGGGGATGACTTTTGTTCCTTTACATTTCTTTTCCCATTGCGAAATGGACGTTTTGGGGTAAAGACCCGGAACTACATTTCTTCCCGCACGCTGAACAAACTTCCGGCAGCCATGCGAATCAAGTATGAGCAGTTCATGAACGAGGGTAGTCTTATCGTTCTTGAGGGAACAGTTCTGGATATGATGCAGGTCTACGAAGACCTGGACGATCACATTGTCCGTTGCGGCTATGATGTCCGATGTTTTGGATATGACCCGTACAACGCCAAGGAGTTCGTAGAACGCTGGGCCGCTGAAAATGGGCCGTTTGGCATCGAAAAGGTCATTCAGGGCGCGAAGACAGAGTCGGTTCCTCTTGGCGAGCTGAAGAAACTTGCTGAGGACAGACTGCTCATTTTCGATGAGGAGCTTATGACCTACGCGATGGGAAACTGTATCGCTATGGAAGACACCAACGGAAATCGAAAACTGCTAAAAAAGCGGTATGAGCAGAAAATCGACGCTGTTGCGGCCATGATGGATGCGTACATTGCCTATAAGCACAACCCCGAAGCATTTGAGTAATTTTACGGACTCGCGGGCCTATTGGTCTGCGGGATTTTTTATGTCATGAAGGAGGTGATGAGTTCCGAATGGAAATGACGCTTGGTTCCAGGCTGCGGCACGCATGGAACACATTTCTCAGCCGCGATCCGCTCAGCTACCGCTATTTCTTTGGTCCCAGCTATGCATATCGTCCGGACCGGCCTATTTTCAGTCGGGGAAACGAACGCTCCATTGTGACCTCGGTTTATAACCGCATCGCTTTGGATGTGTCTTCTATGACAATTCAGCATGTCCGGCTGGACGAGAACGACCGCTTCAAGGAAGTCATTGAGAGCGGTCTGAACAACTGCCTGAACTTGGAGGCAAATATCGACCAGACAGGCCGGGCGTTCGTTCAGGACATTGTCATGTCTATGCTGGACGAGGGCTGTGTTGCTATTGTCCCTGTGGACACAACATTCAACCCTAAGGAGACAGGGTCCTTTGACATCACTACGATGCGGACCGGGAAAATCCTGGAGTGGTATCCGCAGCATGTGAAAGTCCGGGTCTACAACGACCGCAAGGGAGAAAAAGAGGACATTCTGGTGCCTAAAAGCACCGTGGCTATCGTAGAAAATCCTTTCTACTCGGTCATGAATGAGCCCAATTCCACTATGCAGCGCTTGATTCGGAAACTCAACCTGCTGGACGCAATCGATGAGCAGAGCGGTTCCGGAAAGCTCAACCTTATCATCCAGCTTCCTTACGTCATTAAGACGGCAGCGAGGCGTCAACAGGCGGAAGAACGCCGTAAAGATATTGAGGAACAGTTGTCCGGTTCCAAGTATGGTGTTGCGTACACCGATGGAACGGAGCATGTGGTTCAGCTAAATCGACCCGTCGACAACAATCTCATGAGCCAGATTGAATACCTGACGAGTATGCTTTACAGCCAGTTGGGATTGACTCAGGGCATCATGGATGGTTCCGCCGACGAGAAGACGATGCAGAACTACTACACCAGGACGATTGAACCCATCCTCTCCGCTATTGTTGACGAGATGAAGAGGAAATTCCTCACCAAAACCGCTCGGTCAC